GGGCTCATGCGTAGGAACCACAGCGACGGCGTGCCGGGCCCTTGCGACTGGCTGCCCTGCCCTAGGAGCTTGGCGTGCTGGTCGGGCGCATAGCCGTCCGTGAAGGGGATTTTGTCAGCGATCATTGGGCGGTGGTGAAGCGGCCTTGGAGCAGCGGCGAGCCGGTGACTGGGAACTTGTTGTGCACGAGATAGCCCACGGCGTCCGACAGGTGCGAACGCATCGGGTCGCGCGCCTTGTCGATGTCGCCGTTCTTCCACACAAGCTGCTCAAAGTCCTTTTGCAGCTCGGTGCAGCGCGGATGATGGAAGAGCCGATGCCGGCCCGTGGCGGAGCGCAGTAGCGCGTTCACGCTGTTCACGCGATCCTTGACTGCCGGGTTAGTGCGCGACTTGTGGACCGTGGGCACGATGCCGTGCGCGCGCAGCGCATCGGTGAGCACCTTCCAATCACTCGCGCCGGTCTCCCGGTTGCGCCCGTCGGTCGCGTCGCCGTCAAGATTCCACGGGCCCTTGTGGAGCTTCGCCCAGGCGGGATACTCTGCGCGCCCGGTGTTGCCGCCTTCGGCGAGCAGCTTCGCCATGCGCGGGATCGTGCAGTCGCGGGCGAAGACCTCGGCGACAGCGTGGACCTCGCCCGATCCAGTGATCTGCACCAGCGCCCAGCCCATCGAGCCGATGTTAAAGTCCACGCACAGCCACAGCGGCAGACTCGCGTCGTAGTCGTTGCCTCGGCCGTTGACCTCGCGTGCGTACGAGGAATAGACCTTGCCGACGCCCATCACCCTGAAGTCCGCGTCCAGCTCCTGCGCGGCCATGTCTGGGTCGTAGTCGTCGTAGATGCGCTGGATGTAATCGGGGCGCAGGTGTGGGTTGTCGCGCGTCGTGGACTTAAAAAAGGCGTGCGTCCCTGGGCGCCCTTCGCCGACGAACTCGGCGTAGAACGCGTCGAAGCCGTTGGGCGTGGTCGTGCAGAGCATGCGCGGCTTGTCCACGTGCGGGCACGAAAGGCGGCCCTTCATCACGTCCAGGGCGCCGCGCTTGGCGTCCCGCACCTCGTCCATCCAGACCGACCCAAGCTCGGCGCCGCGCAGGTGGTGGACCTTCTCGGTTGAGCGGTACTCGATGCGCGAGACGCCCCGCGGCGTGCTGATCTCGAAGCGCCGCTTGCTGGACATGTGCCGCCAGTCAACGCCCCATTGGTCTAGCGCCTCGATCAGGTTGGGGATCGTGACCAGCTCGAGCTGCGGGTAACTGTTGGCCGTGGCCATGTGCAGCGACCGCGGGAAGCGGACTGCGCGGTCGACGATCCAGTTGCGCCCGAAGTAGGTCTTGCCGCCGCGGATACCAAAGCAGAGGCCGACGAACGGCTCCTCTGCCATCCAGGCCGCGCCCTGCGCCTCGTTGAAGCGCAGGACCAGTCCTTCGGATTCCGCGACGGCCTCGGTCAAGGCTTGGGTTCCTTCTCGGCCTTGGCCTTGCCTGGCACCTGGACGATGACGGTCTGCACCTCGGGCCCGGTACGAACGTCGATCGTGGACTCCTCGCGCCACTTGCCGATGCAGCGCAAATAAAACATTGCGGCCTGGAGGAAGCGCGGGTCGTGCTCGCATTGGATCGCGGCTCGCATCAGGGCGCCGCCGACCTTTTCGACGCCTATGGCTCGCCCACGGCTGAGCGAGTCCATGCAGTGCTTTTCGATGTCTTTTGGCGATCGGCGGAGAACGAATCCGATGTCGTCACGGGACAGACCAATCGAGGCCATGCGCTCGATCTCGGAACGCTCTTGATCCGTGAACGGAGTGCCTTCGGGCTCTTTGTTGTCTTGTTCGGATGCGCGGGCGCGACTAAGCATATTGAATCCTGCTCAGAATCACCTTCAGCTAATCAACCAACACTCAAGCAATCTCAATTGCAGAAGTATTGGCTAGCTGAATACCAGCAACATACTCACAAGGTGACTAACTCCAGGCGTTGAAGCTCTGAGCTAGACTCTTGGCTATCAAGCAACCATCTTGCTGTGAGAGGTTTTCATCCAGGCTCTCACAGAGAGCGCTTGGAGATTCTCTCACCTGCTAGAGGCTCCAAGCTCCACGAGAGCTGAGAGATCAAGCCGATGGCTAGAGATGCCGGAGGATCCGGGGGACTGCCGGCAGGCCCAACCTGCTAGCTGGTCTCTTGGTGGCGCGATCCGAGCAGGGGCAAGTTAGGCGGATTCGGTGGCGCTCAATGCCCTTGTTTGGCCCTGGTTTGGCGCCAGCGCTTCGATGCGGGCGCACAACAAGGCCCCCCGCTCGGTCAAGGAGATCGCTCGGCGGGCGTCAACTCGAGGCCGATGCAGCAGGCCGAATCGGCGGAGGCGTTCGAGCTTGTCGAAGACGGTGCGCTTCGACCGGTAGCCGAAGGCGCGTTGGATCTCTGGGTAGTTCGGGCATAGGCCGGTGCGCCGGTGGTATAGGCCGATGAAGAGCAGGAGCGGCACCTCGCACTCGGTGATGCCGACGCCGGCGGGGAGCCAAGCGCTGTGAATCTTGGGCGCCTGCGTGGCCTTGGTTTGGTCAGTGTTCCGCGCTGCCGGGTGGTTTGCCATGCGTCCGAAGCTAGTAGGTGGGGTCCATCTACCCAAGACACGGCCTGAGGCCTTTCCACGGACCGAACGATGAAACCGACCGCTGGCTACACCACCTCTGAGATGCACCTGGCAGCCGTGGGCTTGGCTTACCTGTGGGAGGTCTATGGCGATCGCCCCGAGCTGGTGATCCCGTGGACCGGGGGCATCCTGATCGCCTACTTGCTGGCCCGGGCCGCGGTGAAGATCTGGGGCAAGGGTGATCTGGTCGAGGAGCTGCCGGCGGGCTCGGCGGCGGCGGCCAAGGTCGCGGCTCCGGTGGCTACCGGGGTGGCCCTCGCGCTGGTCTTGGCACTGCCTGGCTGCCAGGCGCTCCAGAATGCGCTCCTGGCGCCTGTGGGCCCCCAAGAGGCGACCATCCAGCTACCGGACGGCACGCAGGCCAGCGGCGAGCTGGTGAAGCCTGAGCCCAAGCCGGTCGAGGTGCCGCTGCCGGATGGCGCGGGGACCGTGACCTATGAGCCCCCGCAGCCTGAGCCGGGGGCGGTGACCACCGTCCTCGAGGCCGGGGCCCAGGCGATTGCCGCGCCGGCCGCTGCCGTGACTGGCCTGCCGTGGCTCGCGTTCCTTATTCCGACCGTGGCCGCCGGCGTCGCCAGCACGCTGCGCAGGGGCAAGGGCAAATGAACCCGATCGGCCAGCAGGGAGAGCCCAGCCCCGAGCTCCTCGCTGAAATCCGCCAGGACGCGGAATGGCGCGCCTGGGTTAAGCACACCCTGGAGCACCTGTCCGAGGCGCTCCAGTCGATCAAGGCCGCCAACGAGGGCGAGGCCGGGCTGGTCGCCCGCCTGGCAAGGGCCGAGGCCTCCAACGAGCGGACGGCCGAGAAGCTGCGCTGGGTCGTGGCGATACTCGCTGCGGTGACACTAGCCGTGGGCACGCAGCTTCTGGCCTGGGTGCTGGGGAAGGCCTGAGCGGCCATCGAGGCGGTCCAAGACGGCAGCTCGCAGTCGCGACTTGGACCGCGCCAGGCTGGCGTTGACGTTCCAGGCGTTGAGCCCCAGCCGCGCGGCGATTGATGCCCGGGGCTCATCGCAGATCCAGTGGGCTCGGGCTATCTCGGCGTCGCGCGGGTGCAGTATGGCAAGGAGGGCCTCGGACTCCTCAAGCGACCCGATGAACCCGAATCTCTGGTCCTCGTGGCCGATGCCAGCCAGCTCGTCTTGGGGCTGCCCGTCAACGATGGGGGCGGATGCCCGCTGCGACTGCACAACGTCGCGGTAGTGCTTGCGGCGGGCCTCCATGTGGCAATAGAAGGCCTCGCGGTGGATCCAGGCGAAGAAGCTCCCGCGCGCGGGGTCGTAGCGGCGGAACCCGATCATGGTCCTGGAGACCGCATCGGCAACAAAGTCGGACTGGTCTTGCTTGGGCACCCGCCCACGCGCATAGCGCTGGATGTAGCGCGTCGCCTCTCGGTGCAGCCACTCCAGCCCATCACGATCGCCCGCCTGCGCCAGCGCGATCATGTGCGCGCGGTCTTCGTGGGTAGTCACTGGTCGTCCTCGTCTTCGGGCCTGTAGATGAAATGGGATGGGCCAACCCAATCGTCGCAGTGGACATGCACGAAAAGCCCAAGCGAGTGCTCCGGAGTCCGCTCGTCTTTGGGAAGCGAACGCACCTCGACGTTCAAAGACACCTGCCACCGACGATTTGGATTTGGGCGGTCGTGCATGCACTTCATGGCCTCATCGAGGAATCCGTCGAAGGCAACGCGCACGTCCTGAGCCTCCGCGAACGCGCGCAGGCTCGCCTCGGGCCACTCTGCCGGCAGCTCGAGCGGGCCATCCATTCCGTCGGGGATCTCTGTCATGTGGTCGCGTGGTAGGTGGTAAGAAGGCGGCCCCAGCCGATGCCAGGGCCGCCCCGCCGGGTTGCAGGTAGCGGCGCCGGCTCGCCGCCCCGGGCCTCCGAGGCCCCCTGCCATGCGCTCAGAACGGGGTCTCGCCCCAATCGTCGCCCGCGGGTTCCTCGGCGGGCGCCGTGTGCTGTCGCGGTGAAGAGCCTTGCGCCTGCTCGGTCTTGCCCGTCAGCGTGTAGTCGTTGACGAGGACAACGATCTTCGAGCGGTTGTCGCCCTCCTTCGAAGTCCAGCGCTCCTGGCGCAGCTTCCCGGTGATCGCAGCAAGCGAGCCTTTTTGGTGGAACTTCAGAAAGCTCTCGCCGCGCTTGCCGAACATCGTGCACTCGAAGAACGAAGCGCGGTCCTTCCACTCGCCTCCTTCGTCGCGCCAGCGCTCGTTCACGGCGATCGAGAAGTTGACGATGCAGTTGTCCGCGCCTTGGTTCTTGACCTTCGGGTCTGCGGTCAGTCGGCCGATGAGGGTCACTGTGTTCATGGTCAAAAAGCCTTGCCGTGCTTGGCCGGCCGCGAGAGGTTGAACTTGAGCTTGGCCATGACGGCGCGGCCCAGGTCGAGTTGCATGCCGCGGGAAAGGTCGAGAAGTCGGATCAGCACGTCAGCGGCCTCCTCTTCGGCGGCCTGGAAGCCTTCGATGTGCTCGCTCGATTGGCCGGGCTTGCGGCAGGCTTCAAGCATCTCCGACAGCTCGGAGTGAATCAGCGCGATAGCCTCGCCGGTGTTGCGCGGCGTGTCCCAGAAGCCCTTCGAGCGGGCAATGGTGTGGCAGAGGTCGGCGAGCGTCTCGAGGCACTCGATCATGTCAGGCTGAATCAGCTCGACTTCGTGAGGCTCAGGCGCGGCGCCGCACTCCAGGTAGGGTTCGATCTGTTGCATGGTCAGGGTCAGGATGCGCGCTTGTGGCTGCTCCCCTGGCGCGCGCGCTTGGCGCCAGGGTAGGTGTTGAAGATCGCACGTTCAAGGCGGACGACGGCTTGCTCCTCGATGCTCATCGCCTCCTCGCGCGTCAGGCCCGAGTCGAGAGCGTGCATGATCGGCGACAGCACGGCGTGCACTAGCTCGTGCGCAATCGTCGCCTCGATGTGGTGAGGCTCGGCTCGATGGAGTCCCACGAAAAACGAGAGGTCCATGCGCAGCAGCTCGGGATCGCACAGGCTGCTTGCGTAAGTGCCGCCGTCGCCCTCGGCAAACTCAAGGTCGATGTGCCAGTCAGACAGGCCAAGGCGCGCGCTCCAGTCCTTAAGCGCAGCGCGAGCCCGGGCCTTGATCTGGCGAGCGTCCATCAACCAGCCTCCGTGATGCGTGCATTAAACGGCTTGCGCTCGACGCACCAGAGCAGGTGATCCGCGACCACGCCGTGGGACTTGGAAACGAACAGAAGCCGCTGCGACGGGTCGCCCGAGGCAGCCAGCTCCGAGCGAGCGTACTCGTTCCTCGACTCGGGCGAGCCGCAGGCGAAGACGATCGAGGAGTTCTGCACGAACATGGCCGGCGTGTGGAAGTGGCCGTGCAGGAGAATGTCGTAGCCGCCGGGGATGGCGTCCTTCCAGCCGGATGCGCGCCGGCCGACGCCGTACCAGGGGAAGCCCGCGAAGCCGCCGCGCACTTGGTCGCCGTGGACCTTGAGGATGCGCCAGCCGAGCACGTCGTGGATGTGCCAGGCGCGATCCGAGATCTCCCAGGTGACCTTGCGCCTCACCGACCGGGGGAGCTGCTCGGTCAGCATCGAGGCCACCCGGTAGCTCATCCGATCCCAATTCGTGAACGGTGAACCGCTGCTGTGCTTCGATCCCGTCCGCCCGTGGTTGCCGCAGATTCCAAACACGCGCAGGCGCTTGAACTGCGGGGCCAGTGTGCCGATCGCTTCCTGAATCACTTGGGCCACCCGCTGCGTCTGGTCAATCACAGGCGCGATCACCTCCCACGGCTGGTGGGCAAAGATCGTTTCGCCCTCGACCATATCGCCGAGTAGGCACAAGTCCAGCTGCTCGATCCGGGCGCTGTGCCGGCGGTCCGCAACAAGGTGCAGCGCCTTCGTGGTCACGCGCGCGATGCGCTCGGCCATCACGTCGAGGTCGTAATCCTCGGTTCGCTTGCCGCCCTGCCAGTCGGACAGCAAGAGCTGCGGGACCTCCTCCCACGTCTTGGCCTTCGGGGTCAACTTGATCGGCGGAGCAACCCAAACCTTCGGCGGCGTGTCCTCGAGCGATTGCCGCGTGGCCTCGATCACAGCCTCCTCGATCCTTGCGTGCCGCGCTGCCATGCGCTCGGCCTTGCGCACGCGGGCCTTGAGCGCTGAGTTCTCCTCGCGCAGCCTGACCAGCTCATCCGGCGGCTCGGCCGCCCACTCGTCAACGCTTGCCACGAGACTCCCTCACCTTGCGGACCCATGCCTGCACAGTGTTGTCTCCCGACGTCACGCCGTGCTCGGCACGAAGCCAGGCCGCAAACTCGGCTGCCGAGCGAACGGTCTTGCCTTCCATCACCATCGAAACGTAACGCTCGATCAGTTCGCGGATCTGCGGCCTGTCGAAGTCGGACGGCGGGCCACCGCGGCGGGTCTTCGGGGTGGCGGCCCATGCGTCCAGGCCTGTCGGCTTGGGAGGTCGTTTGGTCATGGGATCTATCTGGGCCGGCGGACAAGGGGCGGTCAACGGGGCGCGAGCGGGCTTTCCGCGGCCGCGGAATCAGCCGCAAGCTCGGCAATCCGAATCAGCGCGTCTCGGAACTCGGTAGGCGTCTCTGACGCTTTCGCCTTGCCGACCCTCGGCCGGACCTCCCCGGACGCGACGTGGTTGCCGCACCAGGAGACCGGGGCGCCGGTCTTGTGGTCGTGGACGAAGCCCCAGCGGAGCTCCGGCAGGGGCTCGACACCGTAGGCGTAGAGCCACGTCGCTTTTTTGGCCGGGTGCCCGTAGCGATGCTGCTCGACGTAGCAGGTGACCCCGCCGCTGATATCGCGGGTCCAGCCCCGAGTCGTGGCTGGCCGAGCGAGTCCAAAGGCCGCCCATGCATCGGAGTAGGCGGGGTGTTCAAGCACCCCCCCCCATGTGCGCACGGCACGCAAAGCGGCCTCAAAGCAGCCTCCATCGTCGCCGCGGCGGTGGCCCCAGCGGGCCTCGACCAGGCCAGCGAGACGGCACCATCTTGAGCACGGGGGATGTGCCACGACTGGATAGGGGCCGCCGTACAGCCTGGCGTCGCGCTGCTCGTCCCAAGGATCGACGCCAGGCAGGCCCCAGTAGGGGCCGCCCCGGCAAACAAACAGCGCGGCGATCACGCCCCCGCACCTCCCAACGCCAGTTTCGCCACGATCTCGTTGCCGAAGCTCGGGCTGTGCGGGGCCGCCGGGAAGCACTGCGCCAGGGTCTTGCCCTGCGCGGCGGCCCAGGATTGGAGGCGCTTGGTCAGCATCTCCAGCTCGGGGGTCCTGCGCAGGTCGAGGCCGGTGTGCTCGGGCAGGTAGAGGCAGCCGAGGAGGCCCATGTAGAACTCGCCGTCGGTCTGCGGGGTGCCGTTGGGGTGCTGGTTGATGGCGTGGTGGATCTGGCTGGGCGCAGCGCGCGTCACGACGAACTTGTAGGGCAGGCGCCCTTCTTCGCCGCGGCCCCAGGCTTCGTCCAGGTTCTCCAGCAAGCGCCGCGCCGAAAGGTGGAACTCGTCCACCCTGCTGCCCAGCATCGTGACCCGGCGCGCCGCCGTCAGCCCCGACAAAAGCAAGATCCACTCCCAGGAGGCGCAGAGGCCGAAACCGGGGCCCTGCATATCGGCGGGGAGGTGGTGATGGCCCCATTGCACGTCCAAGAAGCCGTCCCTATCGACCGCCTCCGCGATGCACACGGCCATATCTTCGAGCCAGCGGGTCCACCCCGGGCGCATCGGATCGCTCGGCGGCGTCAGGTGGACCGCGGCCGCAACCGCGTGCATCCGCCAGGCGTCCTCGCGGCCGAAACGCTGCTGCTGGGCGGGGTCATAGCACAGCACGATCGTCTGCGCCATGCAGCGGATCTCGTTGATCGCCCAGCGCTCGCCCCCGAAATACGCCGCCGGATACAACAGCCCCAGCGTGCGGCTCATGTGCTGCGAGTCGATCACGCCGTGGGTGGTCTTGGCGTAGTCCCGTTGGTGCCACCCAAGCGGGTCGTGGTGCTTGTCCCAGCCGTGGCAGACGGGGACGTGCGACGGACCGTCAAGGCGGTAGATCGCGCCATCGGGGAGCTTCGACGGCGGCAGGCCGCGCTCGTAGAGGGCGCCGGTGCCGCGCAGTTCAAGCTGCTCCATGGCCAGCGAGCGAGTCAGGTAGCGGTTGCCTTGCACCAGGCCCCAGGGGTTAGCTCCCTCGCCGCTGCCCACAGCTCCGTAGGGGCTGTCGTAGGGGAAGGGAGTCTCGTCGTTGTCCGCGTCGCGCAGCAGGGCCCCCGGTAGCCCCAGCGGGCCGTAGAGGGCGCTGCGGCCCCAGGGCGCGAAGGCGTCGTGGATAAAGCGCACGCGCTGCGGATCCGCGTTGACCGCCGCGATTGGCCCGGTCACCTCATGGTTGTTCCAGACGGACACCACGTCGGCATACTCGTCGGCTTTCGCCCGCCAACGCTCCCAGTTCCGCCGCTGCGCCACAGGCTGCCACCAGCTCGACTCGATCATGAGAGGCCCGGCGACCACGGCCTCCAGCGACTCGCCAATCTCGGCCACACCCCAGGCGATCGCCTCCTCGTGCAGCTCCAGGATCTCCGCGAACGTCAGCGCCCGCGCCTCGCCCCAGCGGACCTGTGACCAGTCGGGCACGGCGCGCGTGTCCACGGTCAGCTTGCACAGCTCCAGCGTGTCGCCACGCCATGTCAGCGGCTGCGCTTGCGCAATGTGCGAGCCCACGGGGATCGCGTGGCCGTCGAGGATCTGCGGGGAGCTGGGGGGTACGGGGAGGATCTTGGCGTAAAGCATGGGGTCGCGCGAGCTATTCGGGGGGGGGTAAGACCCGCCCCCAGTCTCCCAGGGGCGGGCTCGGATCAGGCCCCGAGGGCCTTCGACAGCGCCTCGCGGCCGGCTGGGGTGAGGGGCTCCTTGGAGCGGCGCAGCAGATAGCCCAGGCGAACAAGCGCCTCAGCCGTTCCTGCGTGGATGCCCCACCAGCGAGCAGGCTCGAAGATGCCAGCCGGCGATCCAGCGCTCCAGCCGGCACGCCCTTCCGCTATCGCCCGCAGCCCGCGGATCTGAGCTTCGGAGAGCTTCACGGCTTGGGCTCCTTGTTCAGCAGCTTCCAACTAAGCGAATCTCGCCAGAGCATGCCCTCTGCCTCCAAATCTCTAATGAAGTCGGGGTCGTCAGGCTTGATCGCGCTTGCGCTGTATGGACCAAGCCCGCAGCACTGGTCAAAGCCTTCGTTAAAGGCATGGCGTGGTAGGTTCTTGAGCCAGGCGTTCTCCGCCTCCAGCTCTGCGATGCGGGCCTCGGCCTTCGGCTGCCACTTCTCCAGCTCGGCGATGAGGCGGGCGGCCAGGCAGCAAGCGTCGTGAGCGTAATCGTCGTAGTGGACTTCGCCGCCATCGACCAGCAGCCCTTGCAAGGCTATGCCTGCGTAGTGCTCCAGCAGCGTCATCTCCGACGCGGGTTTGTTGGCGAGGGTCATTGGCTTTCCTTTCCTTGCCTCACTTCGTCGATCACCTCAACCCACGTCGGCCGCGGCTCGTTGAGCTGGCGTTCGATGGCTTGCAGTCGATCGCGGATCTGTTGGGTCTCGGTTTCGGTGAGCTTGGTGGCGTGCCAGCGCGAAATCCAAAGCACGATGCAGCAGACGATCAGGCCGACAATCGACGCGCAGGAGATCACAGCCAAGGTCCCCCACGCCATCCGCAATTCGCTGCGATCGTCTCTCACGTGTCCACCGTAATCGGCATGAGGACGCCCACCCAGGGCGAATCGTCCGCAAGGTGGCGGATCAGGTGAGGAGAGGTCTTGCTGTCGCCGGCGATGCGCACGCGGTCAGACGACACGGCCGAGAGCATCGACAGCGCAAAGTCAGGGTTAAGCGTGACGCCAACCCAGCCGGAGTCGAGATCCGCATCGACCAGCTCGCGCGCTTCAGCGCCGGAGCCGCGCGACCAGATCTCGAGCTTGCCGCCCTCGGCCGGGACCAGCTTCACGGCCATGTTGTCGATCGTCGCCGCGCCCTTGGCAAATTTGATCGCGGCGATTAGATCGGATCGCCTGGCCTCGAAGCCAGGCAGCTTACCCTTGGGGACCACCGATTCGACGCGCGGGAACTGGCCTTCGATCGGGCGCGCGATCATCGTCCGGCCGCCGCCGCGGAGGGCGAAGGTGCGGCCATCGTCGGAGACGAAACAGGAGAGCGTCGCGGGGCCCTGGAAGATCGCCTTGATGGCGCTGCCGGCTTCGACGGGCAGCAGCGATTGCGCGGCCCAGTCGGTCTCCTCGATCGCGGTCGAGTCGATGACCAACATGCGCCCATCGGTCGCCGCAATCTGGAGCTTCGGGCCGTCGGTCTTGATCCGCAGCGCGTTCATCGCGTAGCGGCCGCCCTCGCGGGATGCCGCGTGGATCGTGCGGGCGATCAGCGACGTCAGGTCGGCGTACTCGACACGGAACGTCCACTCGTCCGAGTCCGCCGCCGGCAGCTCGGGCAGCGTCGGCATTTCCTCGGGCGTGATCGTGAGCGTGGGCACCTTGGCGGACTGGGCGCCGACTTGGAGCTTGATATACTGCTCGGCCAGCTCGGCCTCGATCAGCTCGCCACGGGCGCCGGCCACGAATTCGCGGAGCTGTTGCGTTTGGACGACGAACGGCAGCACCGGGCCTTCGGCGCGGCCCACGGCCTCGATCGCCAGCATGGAGCCGTGAGCCTGGAGCGCGAAACCTTCGCCCTTCGGCGAGATCATGGACAGCGTGTCGATAGCGCGTGGGCTTTTGCCCTTCTGTGCGAGCAAGGCGCAGCCCAGGGCTTCGAGCAGGTCGGTTCGGTGGAGCTTCATCGGGTGGGGTCAGGTGTTCGGTTGGGCAGCCGCTTCGGCCAAGCAGGCCAGCAGCCACTCGGATTCGAGGATGTCGAGGTCGCGCTGCATTTCCGCCTCTTGCCGGCGCCAGATCGGCTCCTCTTGAGTGCGGAGCTTGGCGCGCAGGCGAGACAGGGAATCGCGCAGGGCTTCGAGGCGGGCCCAAAGGCCGGCCATCGCGTCAACGTCGATGCCGTCAGACAGTCGATGCATGATCCACCTCCGCGGCTTCGATGACTCGGGCTTGGCGGTTGAGCGTCCGGTCGATGATGCGCAGGGCTTCGCGGGCGTCGGCGTCAAGTCTTGCCGCCCGCTCGATCAGGGGCCGCGCCTCGTGGAGGGTACGGCGAGCCTCGCGGAACATCGGGATCAGGCCATAGACCACGATGACGAAGGATGAGCGCTCCAGGCGCCCAGGATCGCAGGCGTGCATCAGGTGGACCATCGGTCGAGCTCCTCTTGGGTCAGGGGTTGCAGCTCGTCGCTTCGTTCCAGCTCGGCCGCCAGCTCGCGCTCGTAATGCTTGGGCTCGCGGCGAGCCAGCGATTCAAGGAACTGCCCGGCGATCGCCACGATCTTCGCGCGCATCGCCAAGGCATCAATTGCAAGCCGATCGAAGGGAATCACTGGAAGCGATCCTCGAAGTTGGCGGCCGGCTGCTCAGCTTGGGGCTGCACATCGGGCTCAGGCTCGGTCTCGACCACGATCTCCGGCTCGACTTGGGCCGCCGGCGCACGCTTGGGATCCATGGCGCGGGTCAGCGCCTCGACCTCGGCATGACGCGGCTCCGGCTTCTCGGCCGGGGCAGGCGTGCCGAAGTCC